TCATTTGATTAATTGAATGTTATTTGACTTAAAAATAAGTTGTGAAGCCTTTGATTGTGTTATTGTAGCTTTATAAACTACATTAGAATCTTTTAATAAAACTAAATTAAAGTATTGCTCATCTAAACGCTGTAAAGTTCCTGATGTAAATTTTATTTGTGTCATTGTTTCGTTGTTTGGTGATACAAAAGTAATAGAAGTTTTGATTTATTTCGTTTATTTTATTTGAATATTTGCAACGTGCAATAAATCAGGGTTTTAAAATTATTCTGAACAATCACTAAAGACTTCACAACTATCCCCGCCAAGTAAATCTAATTGATATGTGTATTCGTCTGAATCATCTTTTATTTTTCCATTCCAATCTTTTGCTTCTTCAAGAATTTGTTTTGCACTTCTATTATTTCTAAAAAATACTTTATTGTGTCCCATTGGGTCAATAGGGTACTTCTGCTCCATTTCATTCATAAAATCAAATGCAGATGGATTTTCTTTTGCAATTTGATATAGCTTTCTGTCCGCTTTCTTCCAGCAGGTTTTACAGTTCCCTTGATAACCTTTTAACTCCAATCTAAATGGCATTGAACGCCAAAATATATTTACCATTGGCTTATTTGCTGGTATCATTTTAATATTAATAAGAGGATAAATAAAACCGATTTTTTTTGCTTTGGGGTTAATTCTATCAGCTTCATCTTTTCTTATACCTATTGCGGTGTGATATTTTTCACCATTGAACCAAACTTTTGCAAATGAGTGTATAGGGGCTTGTTTTAATTCTCTTGTGCAATGTGGTGTCGCTTGATTAGGTATTCCATATTTCTGTATAATAGATTCAAATGGTTCACCTTTTCGTTTAGCGTGTTCATAATCAGTTAATGTATATCCAGTCCCTTTTCTTATACTTTGCCAAACTAAAGCCTCAACCCAATGCAATTTTAAGCCAAACTTTATGTCACATCTTTCTACAAATTCAAGTGTTTGTTCGTTTTCTAATCCAGTATTTGCAAAGACAAAAACTATATTTTCATATCCAAATTCTCTATAATGATTTTTTAACCATTGAGCCATAAATGCAGATGTTTCGCCACCTGAAAATGATACTAATAAATTTTTCATAATCTTTTAAAATTCATTCAACTCTTTTAATCTTTTATTTTCGGCTGCTAATTCGATAAGTAAGTTCTCAACTTCATCCAGTCTGACTTGCAACCTTAGATTCTTTTGTTCGTAAATTACCTGAATACCCATTGATTGAGTTGCTAAGTTGTAAGCTTCGTATAATTTAGCCAATTTTGCCCGCTTTTCTTGCCTTAGTGAGTCTTTTACTATTAAGTCAATACTTTGTTCAGATTCGAGAATAAACGTGCTTAAAATGGCGTTTAATTGAAAAATAGGGCTTTCTTGCTTTTTACTTAGATAAGGTCTTAAAGTCGAGATGAACTCAAACCACTTTTGATTTGCTTGGATTTCTTCTAATTCTTGCGGTGTCATGATTGCAATAATTCAGGATTTTCAAATATGTTTCCTAATACTTCAATATCTTTTTCTTGGCACAAATCATCTTCCCAATCTTCGGCAAAATCACCATTACTATCAAAATAAGTACCTTGAAATTTGCCACGACTAAAAGTAATTACTCCACGTTGCACAATATCACCCTCATAAATTTCTTTTCCGTTTTTGTCGGTGAGTCCTGTGTATTGCATGATTGGGTAATCTTTGTAAGCTCTATTCCCATCTGAGCATTTAATTAATGGCTGTAATTTGCCATTGCTACATATTGCGAATACTAATGGATATTCAATTCTTTTATCATCGGGATTCCATGCCCTAAATTTAATTTGTCTTGTTTGTGTTTGTTTTTTTAAATTCATAATTGTTTGTTTTTAAAATGGTGCTTGTTCTATTGGTTTAATATCGTTGTTTGATTGGCTTGCAAATCCTATAAATTCACCTTTTTCTCGGTATTCTTTACCCATTCCTGCATAGCAGATTTTGCCCTCAATAGTTTCTCTATATCGACTTTTACGCCAATCGAATTCAAGTGGTTCAAATAATACATTTGCTTTCCCCAATACATCGGGTTTAACCTTATTAAAGTACAAATCAACTGTTTGTTTTTGCTTTTCAGGATAATCAACTGTAATAATTGTTTTGCCGTTACTATTCCAGGCAGAACCGCCTTTTATATCGTCTGCATCAGGCACTCTCCTTTTTGGTTTGCTCCCGTCTTTAGGCATCATTATTTCCATTTTTTTTGGATGTGCGATTGTCATCAGGTGTTTGCATTTCGCTTCTGCTAATTCGTTTCTGTAAGCCAAAACGTAATCCAAATATAAATCTTCACGCCCTCCAAATTGTTGTAAATCGTGAAATAGATTTTTCCATGAGTCAATAAAAACAGTATTAATTGGTCCGTTGTTATCTTCGTAATCTACTCCAAAATTCCATAAGTCAATCGGTGTTAATGGTTTTTTTGCATCGTCTTTTTGAGCAATTAAAAAGTAAGTATCAATCCATGCAGTAGCTTTTATAATTTCGGTTTGAGTAATTGAGTTCTCATAACCACGAAAAGAACGTCTATAATGTTTTACTAACAACTTACGTCTAATCTCGTTATAACTGCCAATGTCAGGGGCATAAAGTAAGTGTCTTAATCCAAATGCTTCTGTTTGATAAAATAGCAATTCTAAGGCAAACTCAGTTTTCCCACTATGGGGCAAACCCGTAATATCTGTTACACCATCGAGTGAGAATTTAAAGACTCCATTCAAACATTCAAACCCTGCATAGTTTAACTGAGTACCGCCTGACTTATGGTAATCTTCAAATTGAAGTGCTTTTTTAGAGTAATCAATAATTTTTACGTTCATAGATTACCTCCGTTTCTTTCTAACCAAGTTCTTTGTCTGTACTCTCTTTCGGTTTCTTCTCTTTGCTCTGGTTGATTTATTGTTTCAGGTATCACATCCTCCCACCTTTTTTGATTTAGGTATGTTTCAGGGTTTGGATGTGTATAGTTTGGAAATGGTTTATGGTTTAAGAATTTGTGAATACTGTTTTTGATTTGTTCCTTTTCTGAATTAGTTAGTTTATCAAATTTAGGTTTGCAAACTTTCTTCCCTGTCTTATGTGGGTATATCTCCCAAAATTCATCAAAAGAAAAAACATCAATAATTTCTTCATCTTCTACTTCATATTCAACTTCTACTTTCCGAACCATTCCCAAATGGTTTGAAAGGGTTTCAAAGGCTTCCAAAGGGTTTAATTTAGATATGTTTAAATCTTTTATTTTCAACTCTTTAGGTAAATTATTATAACACTCAATTGCAGCCTTTTTCATATTAGGGTTGTAATTTTGATGTTTAATAAAATTTACTAAAATAATGTAGTTGTATTCATATTTTATCTTTCCCGACTCCTTAAATGTATCAAATGATTTTAAAACTACATCTTTATTTAATCCCGTTTCAAAACAAATCTTTTTAATAGATACTTCATAAATACCTAACATATTTGTTTTTTCATTGGTAATAAAATAAATGTAAAGTAGTTTTTCGGATGGTGATAATTCTTCAATCCATGGGTCACTCCAAAAACTTGTTGAAACGCTTCTAAGTTTTGCCATGACTAATCCTCCAAAAATGAAATCTGTTTTCTTAATTCCTTTGCAAGTCTAATAGATGTTTCTTTGTCTAAACAAACGTATGAAGGTGGAAAACCTTCAGTATTTATTTCAATAAATAATTCATTAAATGAGGTCACTTGTACCATTAAAGTAGAGTCTGAACTACTTCTTTCAGTTGAACTAAAAATAATTTGATATGCCATTGTTTTTGTAATCAATTCCGCATTGATTAAGCGTTGTAAAAGCAAAAACCCCCAAAAACTTCGCGGATTTAAGGGGGTTCTGCAAAATTTATATATGAAAAATAAATCTGCTAACTTTTTGAATTACCGCGAATAATTCAATACAATATTACTAATTTTATACCTTAGTTTTTTCAGAACTTTTTAACAATGATTCTAGGCGGTCTAACTTGCGTTTATAGTGCATTGCTAATAAATCAACTGCTATATCTGTTTTAAACAATTCAGCACAAGATAATTGGTCTAAAACTATATTAACATCTATAAGTTCTTCTAAAAGATTGTTAAAGTGTTTCGGTTCATCAGGATTCAATCTTCTTTTGATAATTGCCTGAGTAAGTTCTGCCATTTCTTCAACTAATTTTAACAGTTGATTTTCGACTCCAAAATGGTCAACAGCTTGTTTAAATATGTTTTCGCTTTTCATGTCTTTGTTCATTGCTTTGTAATCTCTTTCGTCCATTGTTTTTTTACTTATAAATTCCAATTAATTCATTTACTTGAACCCTTAAAAGTATCCGGTCAGAATTATTCAAAGGTAGTTGTTTGTCAGACTTGAACGCTTCAATAAACTTGATACACTCATTTGATTTTTTAATCCAATCTTTAAGTTCGTGAATTTC